TCAGGGTGCTTGGTATAAATACTTTAATAAAAATACTGAAGAAGCTACCAAATATTTTAATAGGTCGCAAGGTTCTTTTCTTGGTGCTATGAGGCGTGGTGTTGCAGTTTTTTCACCTGACTTAGAGATAGATTATGCCAATAAAATACTAGAGTTAAATCCTAAGACAGCTGAAAAATTATTTAGAGATATTGCAGGTGATGGTGGTGTTAACGACAGCTTTAAACACTTTGATCTATTAAACAAAGATGGTAAGGTTCCTGTTGGTTATAAAGCTATGGATGCTGTAACTAGAGGTGCACAAACTGTAGCAATGGTACGTGTGCAAGATCAACTTACAAAGCTATGGTCTTTTAGTACTAACTTAAACCAAGCAATCATGAGAGAGTATGGAATATCTCCTTCAAAGTTTTATGAAAATGCTGAAGAGGCTGCTATCACGATGGCCTCTGATAGATTTAAAACAAATGTTTTAGAGAAGGCTACGTTTAGAACACTAAGAGAGACAGCCTCAGTTAACTGGTCAACATTACCTGCTCAAGGTTTTATTCGTGGTGCAGCTAAGTTTATTGAAAGATCTACAAATAGGAATCTTGGTGGTTTTATTGTACCCTTTGGTAGTTTTTTAAACACCACGCTAGCAACAGCAGCTGACCTTAGTGGTGTCAATGCAGCTAGGACAGTGCTTGCAAAGGTTACAGGTAGACAACCAGACTTTGCAACTCAAGAAGGTGCTGAAGCATTTGGCAAGATGGCTGCAGGTTGGACACTGTTTACTGTGGGTATGTATGGTGCTGATGGAGCAATCCAAAGAATTAGAGAAGGTCTAGGTTGGGAGCAATCTAGGAGAGACGATGGATCTATTCAAGACAGGCGGTATGACTGGCCTGACTCAACTATAAGAGTTATAACGCAGATACTAGGACATGCTAGTCAAGATGGAAAGTTAACCCCAAGTCAAATATTTAAAGGTATGGCCTTAGATCCTAAGATAAGAGCAGAAGTTCCTTCTGACCTATGGAGAGAGCTTGCAATTCAAGTTGGTGGCCAAGCTGTAAGAGACCTAGATGATTTTGGCAAAAGTCTTTTAAGTTTTGCTAAAGATTGGTCTGATGGTGAAGACGTAAGTGAAAGTGGACAAGCTCTATTAATAGAACTTGCAGCAAGACCTTTAAGTGGTTTAACTAGACCTCTTGAGCCTTTAAACGTAGCTGTAGGTTTGTATAGAGATTCTAATATGTTACCAGATTTACGACAAGGGCCGAAGTTTTTAAATCAAAGTATGAAGTACGTTAACAATTTGTTTACTGGTGTTGGATCTTCAGCATCATTACCTGAGCGTAACTCAGTTACAAAAGGTCCGAACATATACTCTGATACTGGTAAAATAATGTTTGGTGGTAGAAGTTCTAGGGAAAACAATCTTATAGAGTCTATGTTAAACTCTGCAGGTAGACCCAATTGGAAGACTGTAAGGTTTGATGGTCCACCAGAAGTAAAAAACTATATGGATGCTTTAGTCTACCCTAACTTAAACGTTGCAGCTAGACGAGCTATAAAAGCTTATCCAGATTTTTTTGATGCCTCAAAGACTAATCAAAAAAAGAAAGAAGATATAGTTGATAAGATGCTTAAGGAAGCTAAAGAATTAACACTAAACATAGTAAAAAACTCTAGTGTACCTAAGTCACTAGAGCTTGTAAGAACTTTGTCAGGTAAAAATAAAGATGATGTTAAAAAGGTTATGAATTTACTTCAAATTGAAGGTAGTTTAACAGATCTTTTAGATCAACCAGATGCATTAGAACAGCTACAAAAGATAGAAATCCTTTTAGAATCAGGAGCATTAGGTGAGATTAGTTTTAATTAATCATCCTCATCTTCATCCATAAGATCTGCCCAGTTGTAAGCTTCTCGTTTAACTTCATCGACACGACCAAGACCCCTGCCACTTGCAAGTAATCCAGCTAAGGCCTGTCCTGCTAGATACCTACGAGAGGTCAGGGGTTTTTCTTTTGGTCGGTTCTTTTTTACATAAGCCTTAGCCTCTTCCTCAAGAGGAGGTAAGTCATTCTTAGATCTCTTGGTTGGTCTGCCCATAGGTTGCCCTTACTTATGTTTCTCTGCCAAAGCCTCATTCATCTTACGTAAGTACCACTCCGCTTTCTTCATGTCCTCTGCAGGCTTCTGCTTGTAACGGTAACGGTGCTGATACTTAATCATATTGCCATGGCAGTAAGCAATAAAACCATCAAGCCCTACGACTTGTTTGATGTAGTCAATGCACTCTATCCCACCCATATTGTAATGGGCAGGACGAGATACGGGATCAAAGTCTTTAATCTTTTCAATCATGTGTTTACCAATTCAGCTGATGTGTAAGGGATGTGAAAGAATAGTTCACCCTTCTGTATGTACCTACCCTTAGCTTCAGCTAGGCTCTCTTTAGTTAGTAGTGTATCCTTGATACGCCAGACTTGTTTCATATCCTCACGGAATACGTAGAAGTTTAACACACCATTACTACCATTGTACTTATCTAGTAAGCGTTGCTTACGCTCAGGTATACGGATCTCTGCCCAATGTGCCGGCCAATCTTCTGTCCAGGCTACCTTTACTTCTGCCTCATTGAAGTATGTGTAGCCATCTTTCTGTGACACAACGTCAACATGATAGTTCTCTTCGGTATTAACAATAGTATGGCCCTTAGTTTCTAGTAAGTCAACTAAAGTATCCTTAGCTTTCTTGTCGTAAGCTTGATACAATGCACGGTTAAAACTTTTACGTACTGGTTTCATCAAAATATTCCTTCAGGTCTCTGTAGCCCCCAATATGGGTTCCATCTGGTTTAAATATTTGTGGTACTGTAGTATACCCTGCTTGTTTAGCCATAGTCAACACCCACTTACTAGATGGAGACTCAACAGAGTAGAGGGTATATGATTCCCCCATACCCTTTAGCAAAGCCTTAGCACTGTCACAAAAGTTACACTGACTTCTTGTTAGTATCGTCCACATTAGACTAGATCCACAATCTCACAGGAATCACCAGAACATGCTAGTGTCTGACTACCTGCTGTGTTGTCTTCTTTCTCATAGTTTGATAGTAATGTCCAGTCAATACTCTCAGGCATACAAGACAGTAGTGTTTTGTAATCTGTCTTAGAACAATCCTGATACGGTGCTTGTTGGTATGTGTGTTCGTTGAAAGGTAAGAAAGATACACCAGACATCTCATCGAAGTACTTGTGTACAAATGCACCTACTTCAAACCACTCATCTTTCTTGACGTTGATAGTTACTGATGGCTTATGCTCACACCATGATCGTTGATAAGCTAACCACATATCTAACTGTTGTATGGCTGACATATCTGCAGTAACTACTGCACCCTCAGGAGACTTCATAGGGAAGCTGAACACAGTAGTCTGATCAGGCTTCATTACATCTGGAGCATTAGGTATGCCTTGGTCCATCATGAACTGTGTCAGTGGGTCTTTATTGTCACCACGTACAGTACGAACATAATAGGGTGAGTGACGAGCGTGAATACCAGAGGCAGAATCAACCAGTTGTGATACCGTGCCTGAAGGCTTAACGCATGAGATAGCAGTAGAGACAGGGATGCCAAGGCGCTTAGCCCACTTAGCGTTAGTAGCCACAGCGATAGATTTAAGATGCTCAAGAGTTTTATCTAACCCCTCATTTTCAGTTGTCATTAAAGGGTTGTCCATGATACCTGTCAGTGACACACCCAGCAAACGTTCTTCTTCTGTATTCTTTTGCCAGATCTTACGCAAGTAAGGAAACTTTGTGTAAGTAGACTGGATAGTACCAAGGATGGTAGCGATACGAACTTTCTCTGAAAGACTATCAATATCATCAGTGGATCGTACTACAATTTCTGTAAGGTTACAGAACTGATAGGGTCGTAAAATTATCTCGCTGCAAGGATTAGTTCCGAACTCATAGTCAGAGTCACGTCTACCATTCTTAGCTGCTTGCTTCTTGGAAGCCTCACGATTGAAGATACCACGTTCACCTGAGCCTGACTCAACCAACGCCATCCACTCACGCATGAAGGACAAGCTATCAGGCTTCTCAGTATAGGACACAGAGTTATTAGCTAAGGCACGTTGTGGATTGTTCTCCCACCATGCACCAGACTTAGCATGACGCATACGATCATCAGACATATTAGACAGAGAGATCATAGCTGACCTACGTACACCACCGACTACTACTACCTCACCAATCTTACACATAACATCGTGGCACTCAAGAGATGATAGCCTGCGACCTTGTGCTTCCTTGAAGGTATGAATAACAAAGTTAAACAAATCAATCAATGGCGATGGGCCTGAGGCACGGCCACCAAATGTCTTAAGCCTAGCACCAGCTGGTCTAACACTACTAGTATCCCACT